AGCATCTGTTTGAGTCGAGTAGAGATGCCAGTCATGTCTCCACTGTTTACCAGTGAAGCAAGTTCCACGCTGGTTTTGTTCGGGTACGATTTAACCGTGTCCCAAATCAGTTTACTGACGTTGACTTTGTCAGGCGTGATAGGTGCTGGCTCACTGCCTACATCATCATCATCATCAAATGTCAAGTTGTCTAATTTCATGAGTTCGCTCCTTAAGTCTGGCATGATTATTTTCCTTCAGTGTTGCGGTCAATGTGCTCTAGTAATCTCTCAAGATAGTGTCGTGCTTTAAGTACATCTTTAACACCATCTTTGTCTTTGTATCTAGCAATGTACTTAATGACATTGCCTCGTAAGAACCCTTCAAATTCTTCTGCGCTCATCCATGACTGCATGGCTGTCCACGGTTGAACATCTTTACTTCGGTAGTGCTCACCACCGATTTGCATTTCACTTGCTAATGGTTTATTCATATGATTTCCTTTTGGGGTCTAGGTCTAAGTGAATCATGAGTTGGACTAAGCGGGATTCCATCCTTGCCAATCGTTTCTCAATAAGGGAAAGGGTGATCGAGTCGTTTGACTTGAGGCACTCCCCTCCATTTATCTCCGAGGGTCTTGACCGAAAGAATCCACTGGCGTTGGTAATAACGTTTAACATGTTTGTCTACTTCATATGATTTAAATGTGTTGATAGCTTTTCGTTTGAGTTGGTACTCTGTCATACTCTAGCTCCTGCCATACGAGCACCGACTGCCGCTGCTACGGCATTGTCTGTGTCGATCTGTTTAAGAAATTCTGATGCCTTGCTAATTTTCTCAGCAGTGCGCTCAGACTTGACCAACATACGGTCCATGAAAGACTTGGGGATATAGACACGTACATCGGGCCACAGTTTAACTGCTTCATTAAGTGATTTGCAGTTGTTCAAGAAGTCCTTGATCTGACGTTGAATGGCTTTCCACTTCTTGTTGTTCTCGTAGTACGCAACGTCACGTTGCACAACTTCCGCAATGATTGGATGCGTAGAAGGTATATCAAAGTGCGTTGTATAGCTTGATGACTTGGGAGGTGCCGCAGTAGACATAGCAGTCTTGATTGACACCATAGACTTAAGATTCACACCGTCATGCTCAAACTGGGTGTTGGCACGAAAGTCTTTGTTGTATGTCTTCCAATCATCGGGGATTACATTCTTCAAGTGGTAGTGGTCACCCCATATCAATCGGTCAAGATCATCGGGTAATGCCTGATATGTAATTTCATCAATTGGTTTCTGAATTAGATTTGCATCTGCCTCCTTCATGCGGTTGATTTTGTTCTCGACTTCGTTAATAAGTGTCGCGCTGATTGCTACATAAGCCATGGTGTTGCTCCGTTTAGTTAGTAAGTTTAAGTCATTATCCGTGATAATCAATAGGGACAAACCCTAAGATCAATAGTAAATTGAATGTCTAACTAAAGACATCCCAGCTGTTAGGACAGAATCTTTCAAGAGTTGCAGTCGCATCTCAGGGGTGTAGTGCACCCACTGTCCGTTGTAGTAGCCGCTAAGATTAGGCGTTGATGTATTGCTCAAACCTAGCTTAACGACTAGCTCTGCGTCTTTCCCTGTTGGGTTAGAGTAGTTAATATCTTTGGCTTCAACTTGATGGATTACTTTTATCCCTGCCAAGTGAAGCTTAAAGAGTTGATCGAACGAACCTATGCGGAGCATGACCATGGTTACTTTGTATAGCACCGCAGTCTTTGCTCTCGCTTCATTGAATTGTTGTTCGCTTATGACCCGATTAAGACTCGAGTTCGAAGTGGACATTTTCACCATAGGGGGCTTCAACGTCACTGCTGATACACCACACAACTGGATAGCTAGGTGCTTCACCAAAGTCTGTATAGCCATCAGTCAAGCATACAAACACATCGGGGTCGATGCCTTCATTTGCACAGTAGTCAAAGCCTGCAGGCATGTGTGTGCCACCGCCTGAGTAGAAGCGCAAGGCAACCTCGTCGCCGCATTCAAACACTTCATGCTTAACTACGTTAGTGTCGGTATACAAGACGTGAACCTTGGATGGTCTGCACTGCTCGACGATGCGTGATAGGTGACCATTGTAGTGATCAAGCTCAACCTGAGACACAGAACCAGATACATCGACTTGCACAACAAGCTCACCCATCTGTGGCAACTTGTCCACGCTAGGCAAGTACACATCAGCAAACCTACGATTGGGTCTACGCCACGATTGATTCTGCCTGACCTGTGCTACGCAGTGCTTCTCGAGAACCTCATACCAAGGGGTCTTGGACTCGAGCATACCTGCGACCAAGTCCTGTAACTTGGCGGATAACTTACCGCGCATCTTGGCGGCTTGTGCTGCTTCAGCGATCTCGACTTTGATCTGACCCTGCATCTCACGAATCTCATCAGGTGTCATCTCTCGACCACCATCACCATAGATCACATCGTCACCAGTGCCATCATTGGGAGGACCATCACCGCCTTCGTTACCATCGGGCAGTTCATCGTAGATAGTCTCGACTGTCTTATCTTTAGAGCCCTTGATGTCCACACAGTTGGGAATACGCTGACCAATACCGCTATCGTCTAGCATATCGTTAATCCATGCGTCACCTGCATAGTTCCACTTCTTAGGGTTGCGACTACCAAGACGCAGTGCGTGCTGACCCATAACGTGACCGACCTCGTGACATAGACCCCACACCAGTTGCGGTACTTCAAGCTTGTCAATGAAGTCAGGGTTGTAATAGATACGTGCCTTGCCATCGACTGCCAGTGTCGGGATATCACGTGTCTCAACCATGGGGCGTTTGAGTAGGATGCTTGCCCAGAATGGATGGTCAAGCACGATCTGTGCTTTGGCTTTGTCTAGTTTAGTTGCCATGTTTAACCTCTAGTTACGTTGAATGTAAATACTTCATTGCGATCGATTGCATCGCAGATCAGTGCTGATTTGTCCAAGTCTGCTTGGCTTCTTATTAGTGGGGTAATCTCTCGTGCTTTCTTAGCACTGCTTATAGAGAAGAAGTGGTAGTCATATGAATGCTTCTCCATCAACCTCTCTATTTCGTTAGAAACAGATTCAGACCTACGCTTCATCCATGTTAGACCTGCATCAGGATTGTTCATGCGGTAAACCGCAAAGTCACCCATGATGAGTTCATGTATCTGAGTTACTTGTGTGGGGGTTAAGTTCTCACCCTTGGCATCGTAGGTCCCGTACTCTCTACGAATCTGCAAGCCATGGTGTTCAGCCAATCCCTTGGTCAGTGATACAGCCACCGATGACCACCCACCTCGCGCTACGCCCTCCATGATCATGCGCTTGACTGAGTTCTTCATTCGAACTGTCCACCCCGCAGGGTCTATAAATGTAGTTACTGTAGCCCCTGGCAACTTGGTAAGTCGGGCAACATCCCAGTAGTTCATGTTTTGGTTGTGTATAGTCATTTGGTTTCCTTAGTTAGTGTTTCCGTATAGCGCACCCATTTGCTGTGCAATGTAGTCAAGCTTCTTAGCGGCTTGTTCACGAACGATTGGTGATTCACGCAGTACTTCCTTGTTGTCAGAGAACAGTTTGACTGCATCTCCGATCACGCGGGCCATCTCAACTACGTCAGTATCTCCACCAACATTGAGACGTTTAGCCATCTCGACACCCTCGATGACGTTCTGTATTGCTGAGTCCCTGAAGATCGCACCATCAGTTCCAATGGGCTTGTTCAGTTTCTCGACTAAGTGCTTGAGTGGCTCCATCATTTTCTTAATGACTTCACTACGAGCACGAACAGCAACATCATTCATTGATGCCTCGAACACTTGCTTATCTTCATCACTGATATCAAATAAGAAGTGGCTTGCTTGTGGCAGTGGGGTAAAGCGTAGATCATGTCCAATGCGTGTTTGGAATTCATCCGCAGTTGGATAGTCTGATGCGCAGGGTGCTATGTACTTGCTAGGTTTAACCTTGCCTGTATCGGCCAGTAGTCTAGACTGCACATCAAGTTGCACGTAGTCATCGTACTTAGGCATCAACAGTGCCATCATCGAGTCAACCTTAGCCATGAGTCCACGCATGTTCTGTGTGTAGTCAAAGTATTGCTCGTTAGGCAGAAGCCTCGGTCCTTTGTCAATGTACGGCAGTGTGTGCGATTTATGATAGGTATAGATTTCACTAGCTTGCGCTAGTAACCTACTGATTGGATTGCTAGGGTCACGAAACAATTTCTTGTTCACCACGAACGCGGTGTCGCCCAATTCAGATTGCAGATACTCCTCTGCCATCATGTCACGAGTGGATAGATTGGCTCTGCGTGTGGTCAGCTTGACCAACATTGCTTTATCTGCCAGTGTAGTTAGTTGCATAGTGCTCTCCTATTAAAGTAAGACGTTGGCATTTTTCACAGCCCACTGCATGAATGCCTTGGTGTTGCGAATCTCGGGCTTGAGTTTTTGTGCATCGAAGATACACATCACTTGGAAGTCAGGGGTCAAGCGGTCAACATACTCAGCGACACGATCGAAGTTGTCCTTAGATACCTTGTGTGCCAATGCACCGGTTAACGCATACAGTACAGCAGGGTCAGTTGGTACAGGCGCTTTGGATGGGTTCATCAAGATGCCCTCGATGTTGGGCAAGTTCTCAAAGATACGTTTGAAGCCTGTGTACTCAGCTGCTGCACCTTCACCGACACAACCTGCGATGTTCTCGTAATACAGTGCAGATGGAAGCCCAGTGTCCACCTCATTGGCAAACTCCCAAGTCCGTGGTGTTGGATTGATGTTGCGGTTGGGGTCGAAGTCAGACAACAGATTGGGCTTGAATCTGAGGAACTGAATCATCTCTACTGCGATGTTGTTCTCCAATGCCCATGCACACCAGTCGTCTAGGTTCTCGTCATACTGTAACTCTTGCATACGATTGGATAGCTTGGTAGTCATGCGGTTAGCACCAGACTTGTCTGCGGTACGATTACCTGATGCAATGATGTGTAGCTTAGGGTGCAGTGCAAGCTCACCAGCGTACTTGTCCAAGATCACACGACACATTGGGTTCTGCATCGGTTGGGGTGCATCGGATAGCTCCTCGATAATCAATGCACATGGTTGGTCAGTCCCATCGTCACGAATACGATAGAACTCAGGCATTGGTATCCACTTGGCTACATCGTTGTCAGTACGAGGCACACCCATAATGTCCACAGGGTCACGCAATGATGGATTGAACTCCGTGATGCGGTCAGGTGATATGCCAAGTTCCATGATGATGTCACGACACAGGGCTGACTTGCCGCCACCAGGTTTGCCAGTGATGTATGGAACAAGTCGGTTACCCTTGGCAAAGTTAGCTAGGGCAGATGTTTTGATATCTGAATATTTCATGTTTTGCTTTCTTAGTTAATGAATAGATACCTAGGGAAAACCCTTAGGCACAAGTGTACGCACAAGTTCTACGCTTGTGTTCAATATATTGGGGTAGTTGAGGCTCACGTCGTGAGCTCTAGGTGGGCTCTGAAAAGAACCCGTTGGACCGGTTGGACCCGTTGGCCCTAGTGACTTCGATCGAACTTACGCGTAACTTGCATTAGTTTCCACTGCTCTTCTAATACAGCCATGACTTCAAGGTACGCAAGTTGGTTGCGTTGTTCCTCTTGCATCCGCGCTATGGTCGCCAATACAGCAGATCGAGCATCAAGATTGCTATCGCCACTA